TCACGAATGCCACCTGGGATGATGCGTCAGAAGATACCAGGTCTATGAATGGCAAGCCAGGACATCTTGACCATGAGACAATGGATCAGATTCTGGCAGCATACTCACCCCATGAAAGGGAGATGAGAAAGTATGGTAAACCTACAATTGGTTCAGGATTGGTTTTCCCGATACCAGAGGAAAAATTAGTATATGACGACATTGAAATCCCGGATCATTGGTTGCGTATATCGGCCATTGACTTTGGCTGGGACCATGACACAGCGGTGGTTTGGGGAGCGCATGACGTTGAAGAGGATGTATTCTACGTCTACGATTGTTACAACCAAAATAAGAGGTCACCTGCGGAGCATTCCGAAGAGATTAAAAGGAGGCCGTCTTTCATCCCTATTTCGTACCCTCACGATGGCAATAGGCGTGATGCTATGGGTAATCCCGGCCTTGCTGATATCTATCGCCAGTGTGGTTGTAATTTCCTGTTGGAGCATTTTACAAATACTCCAGCCCTTGGCCATTCGAAAGGCAGTAATTCGGTTGAGCAGGGTATACAAGAGATGTTGATCTGGATGGAAGAAGGCAGGTTCAGGATTCATTCCAGCCTGACACACTTGCTCCAGGAATACCGACAGTACCATAGGAAGGACTCAAAGATCGTAGCAATAAGGGATGACTGCATGTCAGCCATGAGATACTGTTTCATGAGCAGAAGATTCGGAATAGCAGGCGCAGATGAAGCATGGAAGTTTGATTTCGACAAGCCAATTAAATACCAAAACTTAGGGATCGTTTAATGAGTAAGGAACAAATAACAGAAGAAAATATCGTAAGTCGAATTGATGCTGAGATAGCAGAGGCTTTAGGGTGGGATGATGAGATCAGTGCCCAGAGAGCCAAGGCAATGCGATACTACTATGGCGAACCTTTCGGCAATGAAGTCGATGGCAGGAGTCAGTACGTTGACTCCACAGTTCAGGATAGCATCGAATGGATCAAGCCAAGCTTAATGAGGGTCTTTGCATCTGGTGATGAACTGGTACAGTTTGAGCCGAACGGTCCTAATGAAGTGGATGCTGCTAAACAGGCTACTGACTATGTTAACTATGTACTGCAACGCCAGAACAATGGCTGGGAAGTTCTTTATTCCTGGTTCACTGATGCCCTACTACAGAAGAACGGTATCATCAAGGTCTGGTGGGATGAGTATGAAGAGGATGTACGTGAGGAGTACCACAATTTAAACGACATGGAGCTAGAGGCTCTAGTCACGAACGCTGATGTAGAGGTAGTAGAACACAGTCCAGGGATTGATAACCATGATATCGTGATCAAACGATCTATGGCTGGTGGAAGCATCAAGGTGGAGAATGTGCCACCTGAAGAATTCCTGATCAACAGGGAAGCAAAGGATATACAGGATGCAAGATTCATTTGCCATCGTGTACGTAAGACCTTGTCTGAGTTAAGGGTGATGTATCCTGACATAGACGAAGAGGAGTTACGTGGTTCTGATGGTGGAAATATAACCTGGGATATGGAGAGAGAGTCAAGATACTCATTCGATCACTCTAGCATGGGATCTAATGCTGCTTCCGAAGAGTCGATGAAGGAATACTATTTGCATGAATCCTTCCTGACTACCGACTACGATAATGACGGGATAGCAGAACTACGTAAGGTCTGCACTGTTGGATCAACTGTTCTTTCGAACGAAGAAGTTGACAACATTCCTTTCATAAGCATAACCCCGATCAAGATACCGCATAAGTTCTTTGGGCTATCCATTGCTGATCTTGTTATGCCAATTCAAAACATAAAGAGTACCTTGATGAGGAACCTCCTGGACAACATGTATAACCAGAACTTTGGTAGATATGCTGTGCTTGAAGGTCAAGCGAATTTGGATGATTTGCTCACAGCCAGACCAGGCGGTATAGTCAGGGTTAAATCCCCACAGGCTGTAACTCCTTTGGCTACTCCTACACTGGAGCCTTATACGTTCCAGATGCTGGAATATTTAGATGAGGTCAGAGAATCCAGAGCCGGTGTAAGCAGAACATCTCAAGGTATGAACGACCAGGCCCTTACCTCCCACACTACTGCCACTGCTGTGAACGCTGTTATGACGGCTGCACAGAGCAGGGTAGAGCTAGTAGCAAGACAGTTTGCAGAGACTGGGGTCAAAGACCTTATGCTCCGCATATATGAACTACTGGTTAAGAACATGGATCGTGAGAAAGTAATCAAACTCCGTGGTGAGTGGGTTCCTATTGATCCCACCAGTTGGGCTGATAGCATGGACGCTACTGTATCGGTAGCACTTGGTCACGGTAACAAAGACCAACAGATTAACCAACTCTCTAACCTGGTACAGATGGCTAGCCAAGCGAAAGCGAATGGCTCACCGATGGTATCTGAAGAGAACATCTACAATCTGTCTGCATCACTAATACGAAGCATGGGATACCAGCAGGTCGATGACTTCCTGACCCCACCTGATAAGCAGGAGCAGAAGCCTGACGAAATGCAGGCTGCTACAGTAGAAGCCATCAAGGTAGATACCCAGGTAAAACAGGGTGAACTAAAAGTCAAGCAAGACAAGGTTGAACTTGATAGACAGGAAGCCAAGATGGATCAGAAATTCAAAATGGCAGAGTTGGCTACTGAGTTGGAGACTGGGCAGCCTATGAAAATTGGTCCCTAATGAATAAGCAAGAAAGGTTTCAAGCAGCCAAGGATATTATGGCAAACGGTTTATTCAACGATGCAATTAACGATATGAAGGACCAGTTATACCAAGACTGGATAAACACAACTGAACACGAAACCGCTAGCCGTGAACAGTTGTGGATGAAAATTAAGTTAGCGGAGAAATTACGTGGGGAGATAGTGGCCATCATTGAAGATGACGCTATAGCGAACCACATAAACAATCTAAAGGAGATATGATGGCGAACGCAGAAGCAAATGTGGAGAATATTGAACAACCAGTACCCACAACTGAAGCACCAATGGGAGTTGTTGAGGCCCAAGAAGCAATCCTTAAAATGTTAGATGCCGATGAGGCGCAACCTGAGCAGGAAGAGGAGCAACCCACAGAAGATACAGAACCACAACCTGAAGAGGACGGGGAAGTTGACATTGATGAGGCTGGAGAAGATTCCGAAGAATACGAAGAAGAGGAATACGAACCAGACACCGATAACAAAGAAGTTGAAGGAGACGATGTTGAAGATACGTATTCCATTACAGTAAATGGAGAAAGCGTTGACGTAACGTTGGATGAGTTACAGGCCGGATACTCAAGACAGTCGGATTACACCAAGAAAACTCAAGAGATAGCAGAGGAGCGGAAGGGACTGGAGCAGTACCAAGCCAAGTTCAATGATGAGTTCTCCAAACTCTCTCAAGAGCGACAGCAGTATCAACAGGCACTTGGACAACTTGGACAGCAACTGTCTGAGGGTTTAAACAAGTATGCATCAGTTGATTGGGCAAGATTAAAAGAAGAAGACCCCATCGCCTATGTCACTAAACGTGATGAGTTCCGTGAGGAACAGGAGAGAATCAAGTCGGTACAAGGCCAGCAGCAACAGATTGCTAATCAACAGCAAACTGAGATGCAACAGGCACACCGTCAGATGGTTACACAGGAGTCCGTACGCTTGGTGGAACTTATCCCAGATTGGGGTAATCCAGAAAAGCAGCCCAAATTAGCAGGAGCGATTAAATCTTATGGTACTTCCCAGGGTTACTCAGCCGATGAACTCAATAATCTTATTGACTCACGGTCTGTGAATGTCCTAATGAAGGCTATGAAATATGATGCTATCCAGAATGCAGACTTGAAAACCAAGAAAGTTAAGAACAAGCCCAAGATGGTAAAGCCTGGAACAAAGCGTTCCAAAGTTGATGCAGCCAAACGGCGTAAGGCCGAATCAATGAAACAACTGAAAGAATCTGGCAGCATAAAGGATGCTGGCCGACTTCTGGAAGACATCTTATAAGGAGAAATTTAAATGACAGTACCAACTAATACACGTCAGTCATATGACGGAGTGGGCCCAGCCAGGGCTCCTGGTATCAGAGAAGACCTCTCTAATATCATATACAACATCTCACCGGAAGAAACTCCCTTCATGTCCGGTATCGGCAAATCCAGTGCTGACAACACTTACTTTGAGTGGCAGATTGACACTTTGGGTGATCCGGTTGCTAACCGCCAGGTTGAGGGGGATAACTCCACAGCATTGGCAGTTGTTGAGCCAGATCGTGTGGGTAACTATACCCAGATCAGCACCAAGTCGGTCCAGACTTCTGGAACGGCTGAGGCGGTAGACTTTGCTGGACGTAAATCCAGTCAGGCTTACCAGATGGCCAAGCGGGCCAAGGAACTGAAGTTAGACATGGAGTCTATGTTTCTAGAGGCTGCTCAAGCCCCTGCTGCTGGTACGTCCACGACTGCTAGAACTACCGGTTCTGTTGGTCATTGGATTACTACCAATGCTGTAGTAGGAACCGTAGTGTCGGAAGACGACATTAAGGAAGTGATGGAGATGTGCTGGGAAGCCGGTGCAAAGCCTGACATCCTGATGTGCGATGGTGTGATAAAGCAGGCAATTTCCGGTCTATCACAGTCCGTGTCTGATTTACGTACTGCTGCTAACAACCAGTCGCCAGCATTTGTCGTGGCTGCTGTTGACATCTACGTGTCGGATTTTGGCAATCTGAAGATTGTCCCGAACCGTCTGATGCCTGCTGAGACTGCGTACTTCCTGGACTATTCGTTCTGGGATATCGCTTACCTACGTCCGTTCATGACCCATGATCTGGCCAGAACTGGTGACAGTGAAGCTCAGCAACTTGTTGTTGAGTATGGTCTGAGAGCCAAGAATGAGGCAGCAAACGGTAAAGTAACCGGTTGGGCACCAGCGCCTTAAACCTTTAACCTGGGATAGGGACCTTCGGGTCCCTTGACCTTTACGCAGGGAATACTATGAAAGCAAAAGACTTTGTAAAACCAAAAGAGAACAAGCCAAAGGGTAAGAAGTTAGACCCAGTAAAGGTTCTGAAGGCAGCGTACAAGAAACCTGGTAAAGGGGTTGACGTTGGTGGAGTTGGTTATGTCTAGGCAAACAATCTTTGATGTTGGCACCACATTCGAAGAGGAGTCAGACGGTTCATACCACATTACTAAATGGCAGGACGCAGGGCCAATCATTGATCTCAACAAAAGAGACTATAACAATTGGTCTACAAA